TGCTTTTGTTGATTTAATAGGTAGAGCTGATTCAAAAAAATTATTTTTTGAAAAGGGAAAATTCCCGGGAGAATTGACCTTTGAAACATATAACGATTTTATCAAATCGAATAAGATTGGACCTCGCAAAGTTAACCTACGACAACTATTGAAAAAGGCATATCAGGAAACTGATACGCCAGCTATGACTTTTAGTGCTTGTGAAGATTTTTTACAAGGTTCATCATCTTGGTTTAAATCTTCTGTTATACTTGCTGTTAAATTAATAAATGATTTGCATACCAGAACAGCTGGTGGAATTTCATTATCAAGGTTTAAAAACATTGGTGCGACCGGTATGCAAAAAATTGATTATTATCGTGGTGATCGAGATGTAATGGGAAAGATTGAAAAAATTGTGCGAATCTGTATGAAGAATACTGTAACTACGGCCGCAGTTATAAAAAACATGAAGGCCATACCTTTCAAAGACCCAAATAAGTGGAGTCCTGCGGATATTTACTATGCAACCGATAAAGCAAAAAACCAAATTGCTGTCTTTTTAAAAGAAGCTGAAGATCCTAATTATGAACCCACTCATTATTTTCATTTAAACGAGATGGTACATGACCTTATGGTGTCGGGAGATTTATTAGGAGTATCGTTAAAAAAACAAGATAAACCAGAAGATGCAAAAATAGAATTGGTAAATTTTGATAGTTCAATAAAAAAAGAAATATTAAATAAGATTTCATATATAGGGCATAATGTTCCGGGATCTCAGAAAGCATTTAAAAATGTAGTAAAAGGTGGTAAAGCTGGTAAAATAAAAATTGGTAAAAGAAATATCAAATGGCCTGCCGGAGAAGTACCAACAATGAATGTAATTAAAAATATGCCAGGGAGAGATTTTGTTGTAGAGTGTAAAGTAGGAGATAGTAAAACAGGTCATATTCAAATGCGACATGACCCTTCTAATAACGGGTGGAAAGTTGATTTCAAATATAAGGGGTCGGGCGCACGAGCAGGTTCAGTTACTTCATTGGAAATATTTTGTAATATATGGAAGTTGGTGGATAAAGAAGCTGGTGGAGAGATGCTTAGAATAGGAAACGCGGCAAGAACGAAATATACAAGTAAAGTAAAAAAGTTTATGGCTGACAGGGAACAAATAATGAAACTTCAACAAATTCCTTTTAAAACTGTAGGAACTGCTGGAAAATGGATGGAGGATGGAAAGTTAACGTGGTATAGATTTAAGTCATCAGCATATGATTTCCAAAAAGGAGAACTTAGTGCGACTATTTTTATGAACGCAGTTTTACCTGTTTTAACTAGTTGGTTTAATGAGGAGGGCAAAGCAGCCCAAAGTCAAAAAAATGCTTTTTGTAGATTAATATATCAATATGTAACATCACGACATCCTGAGTCTGGTAAGTTCATTATTGCTAAGTAAATTACTAAAACTATTATAAATATATGAGGAGATATTATGGCTCAACAAGTCGTTAAAAACAAGAGAGAAAAGATTAAAAAAGTTACTTCTATTGGACATTCTACTAGAAGTACACCAAAGAATAAGAAGAAACGAGTAAGCTGGAAAAAATATAAGGGACAAGGAAAAAGAAGATAATAATATCCTGAACCCCACGGCACCCAACAACATACTATAACATAAATTAAAAAGTAATACAAGGAAAAAGGTATGGCAATTTACACAAAAGGACTTTCAACTCACACTAGAGGATGGGCTGATCTGGATTTAGATTTTACCAAACATCCTATCACTAAAGATGTTGTCCGAAAGACGAATGTGGAAGCAGTCAAACGATCTGTTAGAAATCTTATTAGAACTAATAGATATGACAAACCATTTCATCCTGAGATTGATGGAGGAGTAACAAGACATCTATTTAGTTTAACATCAGCTCATACAATGCATGATATTAAAACGGCTGTTGAACAATGCTTAGAAAATTATGAACCGAGAGTAGAAGTAATAGATGTTAGTGTAACCGGAGATTTAGATGCTAATGGTTTTCATGTTTCTATATTTTTCAAAGTAATTAATTCACCAGAGCCTATCGAAGTTTCATTGTTCTTGGAGAGGATAAGATAAAATGGCAAGTAATAAATTAACAATTACTGATTTAGAATTTGATGATATTAAAAGTAATCTAAAAACATATTTGTCATCTCAGTCACAATTTCAAGATTATGATTTTGAGGGAAGTGGTATGAGTGTGTTGTTAGATGTTTTAGCATACAATACACATTACATGGGTTACTATGCAAACATGCTTGGTAACGAAATGTTTATGGACTCTGCAACTCTACGAGAATCTGTTGTATCTCATGCAAAACATTTAAATGTTATACCAACTTCTGTTACAGCACCAATAGCATATTTAAATATAACTTTTACACCTTCTGGTTCTCCGAACTCTTTAACAGTTTCAAAGAATACAAAATTTACAACATCCATAAGTGGTGTGAGTTATTCTTTTACTACTGTTGCTGATACAACAATATATCCTTCTGTGGGTGGTACTTATAGTGTTTCTGAATTAGGAATTAAAGAAGGAACATTTGTTAATAAAAGTTATACAGCTAATTTATCTGATACCACACAAAGATTTATTATCCCAAATAAAGATGTAGATACTTCTACAATAACTGTTAATGTTCAAAATTCTAATAGTGATACTGGAGTTGCAACTTGGACAAATGCTGATTCATTAGATGTTACTACAATTGCATCAACACAAAAAGTTTTTTGGATTCAAGAAGTAGAAAACCAAACGTATGAAATTTTATTTGGTGATGGTTCTGTTGGTAAACAACTTGCAGATGGAAATATTATTTTTATTGAATATTTAATTACAAAAGGTATTTCTGCTAATAAAGCAAACATATTTCAAGCTGTCGGAACAATTGCTGGTTTATCATCTTCTAATTATACTATCACAACTGCGAGTGCTGCGTCTGGTGGAACTACAATTGAAACTATTGCATCATTGAAAACCAATGCGCCAAAATTATATCAAGCACAAAAACGTGCAACCACTAAAGAAGATTATAAATCAATCTTACTTGGTGAAAGAACAGATATAGAATCTATTGCAGTATATGGTGGTGAAGATGCAAGTCCTGCTGTATATGGAAAAGTATATATAGCAGTTAAGCCAGTTGGTGATACAGCATTTAGTACAGCAACTAAAGATGCAATAAAAACTTCTATTCTTAAAAAGAGCAATGTAGTTACAGTAATACCAGAAATTGTAGATCCTATTTATTATTATTTGATTGTTGATACTACAATTAATTATGATCCTGTTTCTCTTTTATCTTCAGAAAATGTATTAAAATCAGCAGTTAATTCATCTGTTATATCTTACTTTACTAGTCATGTACAAAAATTTGATAATAAGTTTAGATATTCATTATTAACTAAAACGATAGATAATACAAATTCTTCTATAAGAAATAGTAAGACATCTATAAAATATCAAATGAGAATTGCACCTACTACATTACAAGTAGCTGCAACATATACTATGGAGTTCAATGCACCTTTAACTAAAGGAAGTATGACCAGTACTGCATTTACTGCTAGTGATGGATTCACATATACATTGATTGATGATAGTTTAGGAAATGTTAAGTTAGTAAGATCAACATATTCTAATGGAACAGTTACAGTTGATACACCAACAACGTATATGACTTTAGTATCTGGTTCACAGAATCTTGGTACTATAGATTATATTACTGGTAAACTTGTATTAAATAGTTTTACTCCTTATACAATCTCGGATGGTACAACATATATTAAAATGAATGTAACACCAGAACTTAATAACCAAGATATTACACCATTGCGAGAACAAATAATAGCAACTGATTTAGAAGATGCAACAGCAATCAATATTACAATGGTTGCAGAAACAATAGTCTAATATGGCAAGTAATCCAAATACACCAATACATCCTTCTTTTGATGAACGAATATCCGTTCGCGTAGAAGGACAATTACCACAGTTTGTAAAAGAAGATCATGCTACATTTGTAGCTTTCTTGGAAGCTTACTATGAGTATCTTGAACAAATTGGTAAGCCGTATGAGATTGTTGGTAATCTAAAAAATTATTTTAATGTTGATAAGACTGTTGATGATTTCTTACAATATTTTAAAACACAATTTGGTAAAGATATTCCAGAGGCAGTTTTTGCTAATTCTAACAAGCCTCATATAATAAAAAGACTCCGAGATTTTTATCGTTCTAAAGGTAGTGAAAAATCTTTCCAGTTTTTATTTCGATTATTATATCAAGAAGAAATTGAATTTTATTATCCATCTATTGATATGCTTCGTGTATCAGATGGTCGTTATACGAAAGATAAAATTTTAAGATGTATTGATACGAGTGGGTCATCAGCTATTTTTGATTTTACTGGTAAAACAATTACTGGTGGAACTTCTGGTGCTAAGGGTATTGTCGAATTAGTATTGAATGAAGCAATAGGAGCCTTTGTTGTATCGACACTTTATCTTTCTAAAGTCGTAGGTACATTTGGTTCTAATGAAACTATTACAGATGGAACAAATACGTTTACTCTGGATAATATGGTAACTGGGTATACGATAACAAATCCTGGTAATGGATATAGTATAGATGATAATATTGCAGTAACAGGTGGTGGTGCAGGAGCTG